GCCGGCTCGAGCCGGCCCCGAATTCAAGGCCAAGCATTCTAGAGGGTCAATATTAAGAAGTCACCCTAGAAGCAGGCGGCAATGCGGGGGGATTTGTAAGATGGTGCGGACGGAGAGACTCGAACTCACCACTACCCCCGCGACTAGCCTGGAGGCCTTGATTCACGTGAATGGTTGCGCGTGTGTGAGCGTGAATCTGTTCCCAGCTTGTTCCCAGTGAGAACGAGCACGGGCGCTCAGCACCGCAGGCGGCGGCATTCTACACGGATTTATTTTGAGGCAAAGGAAAAAGGTAATTTTGGTAATCTCGACGACTGGAAGCGGCTGAACCTCAGTGTTTTCAATGGGTTATAGGTTAGTTAGAAAGGTAATAAATCAGTAATCACAAGGTTATGAGATTACCCTTAGAGCTGGTCATAAATCGGAAAATGAAAAGCCTTTAAAATCAGCAGCTTGCAGAAAAATTACCTTTGCCATTACCCAGAATCACCAGCCAAGGTAATAGCTCAAGCCCAGTATTTTCGGGGCCTCCAGCGCTGCCAGACCATCTCATTACCAAAATTACCCATTCCAGATACCGTCTCTGCCAGATTGAGTAGGAAGGTGCCGAAACGCCCCTACATGAGGCCGTCCTTGCAGGGATTCGCAGGGTGCTGGCACAGCCTGAACGCTGCATGTACCCCCCAGCCTGGGCCGTCTGGAGCCCTGCGCGGGCATGCAGTAATTCCGACACGTTTAGCGGGCAGGCGTGGAGGGGGGAAGACTGCGCGCGCCGGGTGCTGCTACCCCCTGCCCCCCCCCCTGGCGGACTGGCTCGGGCGCCGGGTCACGTCGGGCTGGCCCTGCCGCGACCTGGGTGCGCTGCTCGCCCCGCTCGCGCCGCGCGCCATTCGTCTACAAGCCCCGTATTTGCTGGGCTAGAGGCATTTTTTAATGGACTGAAAAGCACTGCTATGGCATGGTTAACTGGGGTACTTCATACATACAGAGGCCTTCTTTTTAGGCCGCCCAGAAACAAAAAAACCGCCCGAGGGCGGTTCATGCGTGGGTATGATTTGTTCAGCAGTTGGCTGGTCGAGTGCTCACCACACCCACTAGATAAGTGTCCGGCGGTCTACGGCCACCAGCCAACTCGCTCTTGATCAGCTGTCAGTGTTGCCGGGTAGCCTGAACTCGTCGAAGCGGATCACCTCTTCCCCCAGCCACTCATTCACCTGCAGCAGCTTGGCCTGGATGGGCTCCAGTTCGTTCATGGCCCAGATGGCGGCGGCGTCCTTGATCGAGCCGAAGCCACCGGCGTTCTGCGGCACGATCCCCATCAGTTGCGGTGGAATACGCAGCGCGGCGAGCAGGTCATCACGGCTGATGTTTTTGATTGCGCCGAAGTCATCCTTGGCCGCAACCTCGCTGATGGGGATTAGCTGGATGCCGTCCTTCTTGCCACCCGGCGCATACATGAACAGGTTGCGAAAGTTGCCCGGGCCTTTGCTGTTCTTCATCGCCTCGCGCAGATCGGTGACGAAGCTTTCGTCCTGCACCGCGTCGTGCATGTACAGAATGAACCCGGCATGGCTGCCGTTCTGGTAATACTTGCGACGGAACAGCGTGGCAGACTCGTTCAGCAGCGCGCTCTGCAGCGCCGCCATCCACTCGGGCAGCCCGTAAATTTCCTGGTTGATATCGGCCTCGCGCACGTGGCAGATGCTGCCAGGCTTGAACTCGTGTTCATCCTTCCAGCCGCGCACCTGGTAGTAGTCGTCGAGATCCACACCGCGCCGCACATACTTGGCCAGCACCGGCTGCAGGCCCATCGCCTGGCGCAGCATGTTGTCCTTCTTCTCGAGATAGGCATTGCCGCTCCATCCCCAGTCCATGGCGAACTGCTCAAACGTCTGGCGGGTCAGCAGCCTGTGCGGCTTGAACGTCCGCACCAACATATTGCGGCGGAAGTTCAGCCCCGATTGCAGGTAGACACTGGCCTTGGTTGACCGCGCCAACCCATCCAGCGGAACCGGCGGTTCATACCACCGCCCATTGGCCCAGCACTCCAAATAATCCAGCACCTCGCGCCCATCGAGCACCGGCACCGGGTCGCCGAACGTGAAGGCCTGAGCGCCTGCAGCGCCCTGCCCGGTCAAAACCTCGCCCTCAAGCGCTGGCTTAGCAACGGCAACCTGCCGGCCGCGATTCCGCTTTCTGCTCATCTAACAAATCTCCATGATGGCCGTGTTTGAGGTGGTTCTACCCTCCAACGGCTCGTTGAACAGCGCATGGAACAGCGCCCAGGCCAGGTCAGCGTGACCTGTCGCCTCGCTGCGCCCTGCCGTATAGGTGAAGCTCTTCCCGCTCGGCGTCATCGTCTTGCGGATGGCCATCAGCGATTGCGCGATATCCGTGGCGCCCGCGTCGAACTCAAGGCGCCCTTTGCGCACCACATCCCACGCCTTCATCACCAGCTGGGTTTTCACCTCGGGGCTGTAACTGAACGTGCGCAGTCCGGGGAAGAACTGGCGCACCAGTTGCGCCACCCCGGTACCCATGCCCGTGGTGTCGATGCCGATATAGGTGACCCAATAGATTTGCGTGAGCTGTCGGATCTTCTCGGCCTGCGCTTCGAAATCCATGCCCCGGAACTGGAAGCGATCGAGCACCCGGAACTTCCCGCCCGGCACCGTCGGCGGGGCCAGCACCACCAGGCCGGCGCTGTCGCCGTTCTCGGCAGGGTCATAGCCCAGCCACACCTGGCGGTCGCCGAAGGGGCGTTGTGCAAACGGCTTGAAGTCCGGCCAGTCCCACGACTCCACCATGCACGGCTGCAGCATCGTCAGCGGGAAGATGCTGTCGCCGTCATCGACAAACTGACACATCAGCAGGTTGTCGAACTCCTGGGCGGTGTACTCCATGCGCAGCTCGTCGATATCGAACTTGTCGTACCCACGCGCCTCAGCGTCCAGAACAGTGACGATCTGCCGCCACACTCTGTCTTCGCACCGTCGCCCCATCTGCAGGGCGTCGTGGCTCACGTCCAGATTGATATGGTTTGCTTTCTGCCGGTACTTGTTGAACCGCTCGCCCGTCCAATAGATATAGGCCGGGTGAGCCATCGAGCTGGGCGTCGAGAAGTACGTTTTGCGCAGGTGTTTTTGCGACGCCATGAAAGACGCCACCTTCGCAATCTCTGGGAAGCCGTGAACCCAGAAAAATTCGTCGAAGTAAAAATTGCCAGTCCGCCCCTGTGCCGTACGGTAGTTCGTGCCCAGGAAGTGCAGCTCGGCGTTGTTCCACAGGACAATAGGGTCGCCGGTTAGCTTCATCCCCAGCGTTTCATTCAGAAACGCCTGCATGTAAGTCTTGAACTGGTGCGCCTGCGCCTTGCTGGCAGACAGGAAAATCTGGTTGCGCCCCGTTGTGATCGCATCGATCAACGCCTCACGGGCGAAATAGAACGTCGCGCCGATCTGGCGCGACTTCAGAATCATCCGCGTGCGCTGGTTGCCCGCGCGATACCAATCCTTTTGGTGGTCATAGCAGCCATCAAGAAACGCCTCAACCAGCGTCTCGATCTGCTCTTCGCTCAGCTCGTTGCGGACGGCCTGTTTTTTCGGCCCCTCATTGCGCTTGGCGATGTTCGGGTTTAGATCAGCCTCGTTACCGCCGCCCTGGTAGCGCTGGATTCGTGCTTGCCGCTCCAACTGGCGATGCAACAGGTCAATTTCCTTGAAGTCGCCCGACGTCTTGCAGTCCTTGAGGATCAGCTGCACCAGGCGCGCTTCCAGCGCCCCGCCGATCCGCTCGACGTTATCCGCCCTATCCCACTCGTCCCGGCTCTTCCAGCTGTGGACCGTGCGCTCCTTCTCCCCCAGGTAATCGGCGATATCGGTGACACGCCAGCCCGTCCAGTACAGAAACTTGGCCTGGCGACGGCTGTCGGTGAATGGTGTGGGCTGAGCGATAGCATTCATGGCGCCGATGCTGCCGCCCGCGCGCGTGAGCCCCTACCGGCTGGCGTCGTACCGCCCCCCGCACCGCCGCCAGCGCGTTGCCGCGCCCTGCCCGGCTGCCGACCATGCCCTCAACGCGAAACCCGCACCGAGGATTACCCCGCATGGCCGGCACCAAGAAAACCGTCTCCAAATGGACCCGTATCGCCGTCGAAGGCGCCACCACCGATGGCCGCAACATTGAGCGCAAATGGATTCAGGAGATGGCTGAGCAATACAGCCCGAACACCTATGGCGCCCGCATGAACTGCGAGCACCTGCGGGGCGTCTGGCCAGGCAGTGACTTCGGCGCCTATGGTGATGTCGTGGCCCTGAAAGCCGAAGAGGTGGAAATCGGCGGCAAGAAGAAGCTCGCGCTTTTCGCTCAGATGGTGCCGACCGACTCCCTCATCGAGCTGAACAAGAAAGGCCAAAAGGTCTACACCTCGATCGAGGTCAACCCAGAGTTTGCCGACACCGGCAAGGCCTATCTGGTCGGCCTTGCCATCACAGACAGCCCCGCCAGCCTGGGCACCGAAATGCTGCAGTTCAGCGCCCAGCACGGCACCCTGGCCAACCGCAAACAGGACAAAGACAACCTCTTCAGCGCCGCCGAAGAAACGGCCATCGAGTTCGAAGAAGTCGACGACACCCCCAGCATGTTCGCCACCCTCAAAACCCGCATGGGCGAGCTGCTGAAACTGAGCAAGGAAAAGGAAGGCAAGGACGCCACCCACTTCGCCGAGCTGGGCGAATTGATCGGCGACCTGGCCGAACACGGCGCCAAACAAGCCGAAGCCTTCGCCAGCGTGAAAACCGCCCACGAAAAACTCCAGGCCGACCACACCAAGCTGGCGGGCGACTTCGCCGACCTGCTCAAGCGCCTGGAAGAAACCCCAGACAAAAAGCACAGCCAACGCCCTGCGGTAACCGGTGGTGACGGCAAAACCCTCACCGACTGCTGATCCCCAACGGACAAAGCCCCAGCCAAGGAACACCGGAGAACCACATGCGCAACGATACCCGCCAACACTTCGACGCCTACCTGAGCCAGATCGCCCAACTCAACGGCGTGTCTGATGCCACCAAATCCTTTGCCGTAGACCCCACTGTCCAGCAGCGGCTGGAAACCCGCATGCAGGAATCCAGCGAGTTCCTCAGCCGCATCGGCATGATCGGCGTCGACGAACTCAAGGGCGAGAAAGTCGGCCTCGGCGTCAGCAGCACCATCGCCGGCCGTACCGACACCACCGGCAATGGTGAGCGCGTACCGCGCGACATTTCCGACCTGACCAAAGACGGCTACGAATGCCGCCAAACCGACTTCGACACCGCCGTCCGCTATGCACAGCTCGACGCCTGGGCCAAGTTCCCTGACTTCCAGGCCCGCTTGCGTGACGCCATCCTCAAGCGCCAGGCGCTCGACCGCATCATGATCGGCTTCAACGGCACCAGCGCTGCCGCCACCACCGACCGCGCCGCCAACCCACTGCTGCAAGACGTCAACATCGGCTGGCTGCAGAAGTACCGCACCAACGCCCCGGCCCGCGTACTCAAGGATGGCAAAGCCGTTGGCAAAATCGTCATCGGCACCGGCGAAACCGCCGACTACAACAACCTCGACGCCCTCGTCTTCGATGCCATCGCCAACCTCATCGACCCCTGGCACCGCAAAGATCCTGGCATCGTCGTCATCCTCGGCAGCAACCTGGTACACGACAAATACTTCCCGCTGATCAACAAGGAACAGCCAGCCTCCGAGAAACTGGCCACCGACCTGATCATTTCCCAGAAGCGCATGGGCGGTAAGCAACCAGTCGAAGTGCCCTACGTGCCCGACAACGCCATGCTCATCACCAGCCTGGAAAACCTCGCCATCTACTGGCAAACCGGCGGGCGCCGCCGCTACGTCCAGGAGAAACCGAGCAAGAACCGCATCGAGAACTTCGAGTCCAGCAACGACGACTACGTCGTCGAGGACTACGGCCTCGGCTGCCTGGTCGAAAACATCGAGATCCTGGAGGCCTGACAGCCATGGCCCTGAGCCCCGCCAAGCGCCACTTCCTGCGCGTCACCGCAGCGCAGGAAGCGGCAAGCACCGCCGCCGACCAACCCATGGCCGGCTCTGGCGCCTACGAACTGCAAATGGCCCAACTGCACCAGCACTACCAGCAGCTCAAAGGCATCCAGAGCACCCAGGCGAAAGAGGAACTCAAGGCCAAGTTGCTGCCCGACTACGCCCCCTACATCGCTGGCGTGCTCGCCAGCGGCCAGGGCGCGCAGGACGAAGTGGTCGCCACCATCATGGTGTGGCGCCTCGACGCGGGCGATTACCAGGGCGGGCTTGAAATCGCCGCCTACGTACTCAAGCACGGCCTCACCATGCCGCCGGATCGCTTTGCCCGCAAAGTCCCGTGCCTGGTAGCAGAAGAAATAGCCGAAGCCGCGCTCACGTCACTCAAGGCAGGCAGCACCTTCGATATCGGCATCCTTGCCGAGGCCGACCGCCTCACCGCCGGGGAAGACATGCCCGACGAAGTACGCGCCAAACTCATGCTTGCCATGGGCCGCGTGGCTGCCGCCCAGGTCGACCCCGAAAAACCGAACCTCGCTGACGTTCACAGCCTGGAAGTGGCCCGCCACTTCCTCACCCGCGCCCTGGAGCTGCACGACAAATGCGGCGGCAAGCGCGACCTGGAGCTAGTCGATCGTCAGCTCAAAAAACACGCTGGCACCGCCAGCTAACCGAGCCTTCCCCCGGCACCCCGGCGGCTCGGGGCTGATCAGCAGGTAACTCCTTCCCGCGCTGTGACGCCCCGACCACCGCCGACTTATTCGAGCGGCCTGAAATGAGCGGATTCGTAGGCAACGCACCCGCGCAGCCATTCAACCTCACAAACGACGGCTTCTGGCCCGACATCGACGCCAACCACCTGCGCGAGCGTCAGCGCATCGGCAGCAACGTCAGCAACCCTCGCCTGGAAGAAGCCGCCGTCGCCGCCATCATCAGCGTCAACCGCGAGCTCTATACCCTCAAGCTGCGCTACATGGCCCAAGGGCATGACACCCTCGCAGACGTTCCGGCCGACCAGATCCAGGGCGAAAGCGCCCTCATCCACACCTACCGCCGCGCCATCTACAGCACCGCCAGTGCCGAAATCGCCGAGCGCTACCGCACCTACTCCGCCACCAACACCGGCGCCGCCAAGGGCGAAGAGGAAGAGCAAAGCGCCGACGACTACCGCCGCGACGCCCGCTTCGCCATCCGCGATCTGCTCGGCATCAGCCGCGCCACTGTGGAACTGCTCTGATGAAAAAACACCAAGTCATCGACTGGAACGAAATTTCGCGGCGAGGCCTGCTGGAACGCATCAACCGCGAAATCATGCACCCGCTCGGCCTGGCCGTATGCCGCGAGGTCGAAACCGGCAACTCGCCCGGTGCCCTGATATCCGATGACGGCCCCTGGATCTACCCCGACCAGGCCGACAGCGGCGGGGAACATTACTGATGGACACCCTGCGCACCGTCCAGGGCGACACCGTCGACGCCGTCGTCTGGCGCCACTACGGACGCACCGCCGGCCTTGTCGAGCTGGTGCTCGACGCCAACCCAGGCCTGGCCGACCTTGGCACCGTCCTGCCCACCGGCACCTTGATCAACCTGCCCAGCGCCGCCCCCCAGGCCGAGCAAAGCCAGATGGTGAACCTATGGAACTGAAACCCGGCGTCATCACCCTCGCCATGTACAAGGGCAAGGGCCAACTGTTCAACGCCGCTATTCGCACCTGGACGGGCTCCATCTACAGCCACTGTGAGCTGGTCATGCCCGATGGTCGCTGGCTGTCCGCCAGCGCAATGGACGGTGGCGTGCGCGCCAAACACATCGACTACAAGCCCGAACACTGGGAGCTGATCCCCGTGCCCTGGGCAAACGCCAAATTGATCGAGCGCGTATTCGACCAGCACGAAGGCAAAGGCTACGACTGGGCCGGCATCTTCCTGAGCCAACTGCTGGGCAGCGGACTACACAGCAAGCGCCGCATGTTCTGCAGCGAGTTCTGTGCCTCCGCACTGGGCTTCCACGGCATCGGCCAACGCTTCAGCCCGGTGCTGCTCGGCGAAACCGTCCACCGCATCAACCGGCTGCCCTTCGTGCAGCTCAGCCACTCCCTCACCGAGGGCCACCCGGATGCCCAACATGCCTGACCGTCCCGAAACCTGGGCCATGCTCCTCGCCTGGCTGGAGCAACATCACCCCCTGGTCTATGCCGCCGTGCTGTCCGCCACCCTGGCCGCTGCCCGCCTCATCTACAACGGCGGCAGCATCCGCCGTGCGCTCGGCGAGGGCTTCATCTGCGGCCTGATCACCCTCGCACTCAGCAACGGCCTCCCCCTGTTCGGCATGCCGCCCGAGGTGGCCCCTTTCTTCGGCGGCATGGTCGGCCTCATCGGCGCCGACGGCGTGCGCGCCGGCCTCAACCGACTCGCAGCCCGCAAGGTAGACACCCTATGACCAAGCCTCAAACCCTCCGCCACGGCGACAAATCCCAGGCCGTACAGCAACTGCAATGGGCGCTCAACGCCGCCGGCGCCAAGCTGGTACCGGACGGCGACTTCGGCGACGAAACTGAGAAAGCCGTCCGCGCCTACCAACTGCAAAAGGGCCTTGTAGCTGACGGTGTAGCGGGCGAGAAAACCCTTGGCGCCCTGGCCGGCGCCGACTGCTCGCGCCTGCTCAGCAACGCCACCCTCGTCGCTGCTGCCAAACGCCTGGGCACCGACCTGGCCACCGTCTACGCCGTCAACGAAGTCGAGAGCGCCGGCGCCGGCTTCCTCGCCAACGGCAAGCCCAAGATCCTGTTCGAGCGCCACGTCATGCACGCCCGCCTATGCCTGGTGCGAAATGAAGGCGACGACAGCGCCGCGCTGATCGCCCGCGCCGACCAACTCGCCGCCCAGCAACCCAACCTGGTCAACCGCACCCCCGGTGGCTACGCCGGCGGCACCGCCGAACACCAGCGCCTGGCCAATGCCCGCTACATCGACACCCTCGCCGCGAATGAGTCGGCATCCTGGGGCGCCTTCCAGATCATGGGCTACCACGCCACCAGCCTCGGCTATGCCAGCGTCGACGAGTTCATCACCCTGATGCAGCGCAGCGAGGCCGACCAGTTCGAGGCCTTCGTCCGCTCCATCGAGAAGGATGCCGCCCTGCTCAGGGCGCTCAAGGCCAAGAAGTGGGCCGACTTCGCCAAGCGCTACAACGGCCCGGCCTACGCTCGCAACCTGTACGACGTGAAGCTCGAACGCGCCTACGAGCGCCACGCGGGCTGCGGCTGCGGCGGGCAGAAGGTGGCGTCATGACAGGCCAACTCGTAGAAGGCCAACCAACGCTGGCCCAACAGCTCAGAAAACTGGACTTGCGCGACGGCGATGTCCTCTGCCTGCCAGCGGACACCGACCCAGAGCATTTGCAAGACTTCAGCATCATGCTGGCCGAACTCCGCCCTGGTCAGCGCTTCGCGGTAGTCATCGGCGACATCCAGGCAATGGACGAAGCCGCCATGAACGCCGTCGGCTGGTACCGCAAATGACAACCCTCCGCCAATCCCTCTACGGCCTGGCCCTACTCGGCGCCCTTGCCCTGCTGCTCTGGAGCACCTACCAACAGCACCAGGCCGCCGAGGCGCGGGCCGAGCGCGATGCTGAACGCATCACCGCCCTGCAGCAACGCAACACCCGCCAGGCCAACGCCATCATCAGCATGGGCAACGAGCTCGCCGCCCAGCGCGCTGCACAGCAGGGCCTGCAAACCGCCCAGGCGGACGTACGCCAACAGCACGCCAGCAGCCACCTGCAAAAACAGGAGATCCGCCGCAATGACCAGACCTTCGCAGATTGGAGCGCTCAGCCTCTCCCTGCTGCTGCTCGCCGGCTGCATGAGCGCCCCGCCCTCACCGGAGCCAGTGATTACCGTGAGTGGCTGTCCCGTCGTAACGCCCTGCAGCCTGCTGCCAGCGGCGCCGCAGAACAACGCTGACCTCAGCGACGACAGCGACTACCTGCTGTCGGCCTGGGCCGAATGCGCCGCCCAGGTTGACGCGGTTTACCACTACCAGCAGCAACAGCCGAAGGCCGACCCGTGAACAAACCCAGCAGCCTCAAACAACACCTCATCGCCGCCGTGCCCGAGCTGCGCGGCAACCCGGAAAAGGTTCTGGTATTCATTGACCAAGGCCGCATTCGCAGCACCACCGCCCCCGGCCTGTCGTTCGAATACGGCTACACCCTCAACCTCATTATCTGCGACTTCGCCGGCCACCCCGACGCCGTCGCCGTGCCGCTGCTCGCTTGGATGAAGACCAACCAGCCCGACCTGATGGAAAACCTGGAGAAAGCCAAAGACGCCATCCAGTTCGAAGCCGACATCCTCGCCGACGACCTGGTAGACCTCTCAATCACCCTGCCACTCACCGAGCGCGTCATCGTCAAACGGCAAGAAGGCGCCGCCCACAGCATCGAGCACGCCACCGAGCCGCAGCTAACCGAGCAACTGCCCGCCACCCACTTCAAAATGTATGCAGACGGCCAACTCCTGGCCGAGTGGACCAGCGCCGAACCGGATGGCGGCCTTGCCCTGGAAACCCCGCACCCGGTGCCAAACCGTGGCTGATGACCTACGCACCCTGGAAGACTGGGCCGGGGCCCTGCTCGCCAAGCTGGAGCCCAAGCAGCGCCGCCAGCTCAACCAGGGCATCGCCCGCAAACTACGGCGCAGCCAGCAACAGCGCATCGCCGCGCAGAAAAACCCGGACGGCACCCCATTCGCACCGCGCAAGGCCCGCCAGCCCCTGCGCAGCAAACAGGGGCGCGTCAAACAGAAGATGTTCACCAAGCTGCGCCAGGCCCGTTACCTTAAGCTGCAGAGCGACGCCAGCAGCATCGCCATCGCCTTCATGGGCCGAGTGGCCCGCCTCGCACGTGTTCACCAATACGGCCTGCGTGACCGTCCCGCCCGTGGCCAGGATGATGTGCAATACAGTCGCCGCGAGCTACTCGGCTTCGCCGATGCAGACCTCGAAATGATCCGCGAAGAACTGCTCGACCACCTCGCACCGTAGCGCCCCCCGCACCGCCGCCACCTTCGTGCATCACGCGCGCGTAGCGGCAAACATCGGCGCATGAACGCCCTAGCCGAAATTCGCCGCCGCCTCGACAACATGATCCGCTCCGGCACCATTGCCGCAGTCGACCATGGCGACCCCGAGCAAGGTCGCCTACCGTGCTGCCGCGTCCAAACCGGCAACATCCTCACTGGCTGGCTGCCCTTCTTCACCGTCCGCGCAGGCAATACCAACGAATGGAACCCGGTATCGGAAGGCGAGCAATGCACCATCCTCAGCCCCTCCGGTGACCTCGCCCAGGGCCA